AGCAAGGAGAGCTGATAGATTAGTAGTTTATTACTTAACTTTGGCTGACCTGAATAGAATGTTTCCACAATATCCTGATTGGCTATACCAAAGATTAAAGGAGAGTGCATTATCCCATTCATAAGAGATTTAGAGGAGGAAGGATAGTGGTATGGATCGGTGATCTTGAGAGCGATGGTCTTAAGTTTGAGTGTACTAAACTACATTGCATTGTAAATTATTGCACTGATACACAAGTATATTTTATATCTGTCCCTGGTAGGTGGTATAAAAGGGCTAATGATTATCTTAATAAAAGAAGAAATGGTAAGGAGAAGATGAGAGTAATCCTACTTGCTAATCATATGAGACATCTTATTGAGATGCAGAAAAGACACCTTGTTTACCATAATGGAATTAACTTTGACTTTCCTGCTATCGAGAGATTAAATAGCTGGTGGGTAAGACCCAAGCAAGTAGATGATACCTTTATTCTCTCCTCCCTATTCCAACCAGATAGGAGAACCCCAAAGGGGTGTAAAGGTCCACACTCTATTGATGCATACGGTGCAAGGTTCAAAGTTCCTAAGCCTAAGTATGAACAGTGGGCTGTATTTGATTTAGATATGCTTCATAGGTGCATAGAAGATACTAAGATCGGAGTTAAGACTTATGAGCTATTACAGAAGGAAAGAGCTGAGTGGGATTGGGAGAAGGCCATACGTTTAGAGTATGCTGTAGCTCGGTATCATGCACAGCAAGAATTAAATGGATGTCCCTTTGATAAGGAGTTAGCAGTAAAGACACTAAGGTTAATACAGGAGGAACTTAATGGGTTAGAGAGATACTTACTAAGCATTATACCTAAGACCTGTAAAGCTGTCTACTCTGTCCCTGTTAATAAACCCTTCTTAAAGAGTGGTCTTCATTCTACTAATGTTATTAGGTGGTTTGGTGGGGTAGTGCCAAGAATTGGTGGACCATTCACTCGGATTCAATTTATACCTATCAACCTTAATAGCTCAACTCAAGTGAAAGAGTATCTACTTAAACAAGGATGGATACCTAGGGAGTGGAATTACAAGAAGAATAATAGGACTGGTAGGTGGGAATATGACTCTAAGGGTAAGAAGATAAAGAGTTCTCCCAAACTAACAGAGGAGAGTTATCCCTCTATTAAGTCTGCTATTGGTAAGGAGTTAGCTCGTAGAGCTGTACTTAGACACAGAGAGAATCTAATACAGAATAGGAAAGATCCAGAGAATAAGGGTCTTCTCTCCTTCATTCGCTCTGATGGACGTATCCCTGCTGAGGGTGTACCACAGGCAGCAGTAACAGGCAGGTATAGGCACAGGAAGATACGTTAAACTGTCTTCGTTAAACCACTTTAATTGCTGGAAAGCCTTTAGAGCTTTAGTAACTACAACATACAGATGAAATATACTGAAGTGTGAATGTTTGAAAACACTAGAGATTAGGTAATCAGCAGCCAAGCTCCGAATAGGAGAAGGTTCAGAGACTAAATTATAATTATAGGGATATTGACAAGTAGTTATAAACATGGTATACTATAATTATAGAGAGGGTACAAGTGTACCCGTAATGGGTGGCACACATTTGTGTGAAGATATAGTCCAAACTGTATGGAGACATGCAGCAGTCAGGAGGAAGTATGAATATTGTATATGTATTAAGAAATTATGATAGTGGTAAATGTTATATTGGAAGCAAGCAATGGTGTTCTATAGAGGTTATAGATGATGTACCTACTATCTATGACCAAAAAAGTATGCGTCCATATTATTCTTCTGCATCTAATAAGGAGATGGTAAAGTCTTTAAAAGAGGGAAGAATATTTATAGCAGAAGTCCTTGAGAAAGTTGGTGATAAAAAGGATTTATATAAGAGAGAGGAAGAGTGGCTTAAGGAGATGGATGCTATGAATAATCCTCTATTCTATAATTTAACTAATCATACCTTTCATAATTATAACTATAAAGATACACAATATGCGGTTGCTAATCAATGGGGAGAGTTTGTAAAAGATATAGCTTCCTCAAGAGGTAGTGTATCAAAGAGATATAAGGCTGCTATTGAGGCTGGGTTTAATAACCCTTATGACCTGTATACATATATTCATATAGAAAAAGAGAGTGGAAGAACTTGTGCAGATATATCAAGAGATTTTAATAAACACAGACATTGGGCAAACACTATAACTTCTAAGATTAACCTGAATGATATGATTCATACAGCTATTGGACCATTAGTTCCAGAAATGAAGGAACTATATACTAAAGGTGCATCATTTGAACTAATAGCAGATATGTTAGAGGTTGAAGTACCTTGTGTTATAAAGGGTCTTCATGGATTTGGGGTTAAGAAGATTAAAAAATACATGTGTTCAATGAGGTTAGGTATTACTCAAGAAGAGTTAGAACGTAAGGTAGCAAAGATGTTCTATCAAGGTAGTAATTGGAGTGAGATATCTAGTGAACTTGATATAAATAGAAGAACAGTTCAGAAATACTTAAGACAATTCCTTAATAGACGGTTTGAAGTTAACGACTTTGAGCGAATATAGTTGAGTTAATATTCCATCTGTTGAGTTCAATAAGGATAAGAGTATGAAGTGGTACACTAAGGGTAATAAAAGTACCTTTGGTACAGAGCTTAGGTCTATGTTTCATTGTGATGACCCTGATTATAACTTCATAGGTATTGATGCTGATGGATTAGAGGGTAGGGTTAATGCTCATTACTGCTATCCATTTAAGGGCGGTAAGGAACATGCTTATGAAATGATTGATGGTGATATTCATGCTAAGAATGCAGAGATCTTTGGTGTTACTAGGGGGGAATCTAAGGGTGGATTTTATTGCCTTATATACGGAGGTCAAGAGGCTAAATTAGCAGAGACATTAGGTATCCCGTTGTCAAAGGCTAAGAGATTGTTTACTGCTTTCTGGAATGGTAACCCAGCACTAAAAGGCTTCAGAGATTATGTCGAGAAGGTGTATAATGAAAGAGGAGGTAAGGAGAAGGGTTATTTGGTGGGTCTTGATGGCCGAAGGCTGTCTGTTCGCTCCCCTCATGCTATGGTTAACCTCATGTTCCAATCAGCAGGTAACATCCTTATAATTGATATGCATGATGAGTGGCAAGCCTTAGTTCATAAGGATGATATTAGGAGGTATATAGAACTAGCAGAGAAGTCAATAGCTGCTGCTGCCCACTATTATAAAATGAATGTACCTTTTACTGGTACTTGTATTGTCGGCAGATCGTGGGGGGATACACATTAAAGTATCCTTGACAAATAATCTAAACATGGTATAATGAGGTTAAGAAGGAGAATTAATTATGTTAATAATAGCATATGACCCAGTGAACGGAAAAGTACCGCCAGATAATAAGTTAAGAGAAACCGCTGATGATATAATTAGTAATTATATTTACCACAATAAACGGACCTTGTGTATAACTGTTGGTAGTGAGGTACATGTTGATATATTCAGGTTGGCTATTGGAGAGAGTGAGTTATCTCATACAGATGTCCTGTTTAAGTATAAAGATGAAGAGATTACTATGAATAAGTATAGTAAGTTATCTCATCACCCATGGAACTGTTTTTTTGCTAGTGTACTAGCAAGTCTTATAAAGTTTAGTATGAATCTTAGGGAAAAGGAGGAGGTTTGATGACAATTAAAAATAGTGATGAGCGTTGTAAGTTTTGTGGGTTAAGGAAGGATGGGGTAAATAAATTTATAAGTGGAACTACTGGAGCACTAGTATGTTTTAATTGTATCAAACACCTAAAGGAAGTGTGGGATGATATCCAAACCATGAAGATGGGTAAAGATAAACCAGATGATTCAATGAGATGTGATTAAATGAAAATAAATATTAATGATAAGAATGGAGTTATTGACTCCGCTTTTATAGATGAGGCTGGCTTATCTTTCGGTGTGTTTATTAATACAAAGTATAAGGGGGTTAAGCCATACTGTACTAGCAGTGGAGAAGGTAGGTATACTTGGTACTTTCACTCTGATAATGAGAGCTGTTTAGAGGATATAGTTACTCTATCTGCTGAGACAGAGGAGGATAATAATATACTTGATAGGCTTGTGTTTGAACTACACAATAAAAATCAGTTATGGTTTTTATTCTTAGATAATAGTGTTATAGGAATAACAAATGAGTGTACATAAGGAGCTGATGAAGGAAGAACTATTTTAATGAGAATTGAAAACTGGCTTGTAATGGATTTTGGTTTAGGTGGTAAAAGGGTAGTTGGTCATGTATATGATGACACTAAAGGGAGGTTTGAGGATGGAGAGCTGATTCATACCTCTGAAATTCAATGTATTAATGAGGATGAGACAGAGGTTAATACTCTATACTCTACCTATAAACTTGGAAGAAAAAAGAATGAGACTATCTAAGAGAGAGGTAGAGTTGCTAGAAGGTATGCTTGACGTACAGCTTAATCATGCTATGCGGTGTGATTTAATTAAGAACCGTAAGATGGCTGATAAACAGATGGGTTGGGATATGGAGAGAGTTGCATTATTGAATAGGATAATTAAGGAAAACAAGGAGAATAAATAGTATGGGACTTGGTAATATGAAAGGTAAAAAGGGTACAAAGAGTAAAGGTAGTAGTGAGTATGAGGCAGCAAAACCAGGATCTCAGGTAGCTCGTCTGGTATCTGTATATGATCTCGGAGTTCATGAGAGAGAATATAAAGGGGAGAAGCAACCTGATAAGCAGATGGTAGTCTTGGTCTATGCCTTGATGAATGATCTTAAAAAGGATGAGTCAGAGAAGACGATTAGTACTGGCTTTACTTATCCACTTGTAGTGTCATTCGATTGGGAGACAGGTCAACTTCATGAGAAATCTAAGTTGTATAAACATGTTGGTGCTATGCTTCAGGGAGGAGCCTTTAATGGGGATTTGGTAGCACTACTTGGCTCTCCTGTTACCCTTACTATTGTAGAGAAGAAGTCAAAGAAGGGGGATCTATTCTCTGTTATCAGTGATGTAGGTGCAGTGCCAGATATTCCAGGATTCTCTGTACCTATGACTAAGATGGATTTAATTTCCTTTGATACTGATACTGCTACATTAGAAGAGTTTGAGGGACTTCCCTCTTATATATCTGATAAGATCAAGGAAGCAGTTAACTTTGATGAGATGTTTGGTGATACCTCTGCTCCAACTGGTTATGGTAGTGATGAGACTTTAGAGGAAGATTCTCCTCCCTTTTAAATAGGTTGCTAGGTAGCTCCTAGATGAACTGTGGGCAGTATCGGGTTCTTCACAGAGAGATTAATAAATAAACCCGACCATTTAATTAAAATGGGGTGTGGTGTACTGGTAGCACGTAGTACTTTGAATACTAAGGAGATGAGTTCGATTCCCTTTACCCCTGCCAAGTAAGGAGGATTAATGATATATAATTTTATAGATGTAAATAAAAGATTACCAACTATAGAGGAAGATGTATTAATTAAATTAGAACAAGAGGAATATGTAGTGGGTTATAGAGATTGCGATGGCCTGTGGCAGCCCTCTAATGTTAATAGTGGATATGATATGGCCTCTCCTCATATTGAGGGAGATCCAATTGCTTGGTGTAAGTTACCAGAGGAGAATTATATAATGGAAGAAACGATTACAATTACAAAAAAAGAATATAACAGATTACAAGATGTAGATCGTTGGAGGGACTCTCTTGATGCTGCTGGTGTAGATAACTGGCAAGGGATAGATCTGGCCTATGATATTTTTAATAAGATGGATGAAGATTAATGGCACTAAATAAACTAGAGAATAAAACACTTTATGATGGTAAGAAGGGGGTAAGAATCTTATTAGATGCTGACATCATAGCACATAAGTTTGCCTATGTACATGAGAATAAGTATTATAAGGCACAAGATGGTCATACTGAGAGGTATAAGAATCAGATTGTTAAATACTGTGAGGATAATAAATTAGTTAAATCTAATGTTACAGTACACCGTGAGCCTTCTCCACCAGGGGAAGTCCTAGCAGATATAGATGAGTTCTTAATCACTATCACAGATAATTGTCAGACTAATGATATGACCTGCTTCTTAACCTTAGATAAGGTATACCGTCATAATATTGGCACTATTGTAAGATATAAGTGGAAACGTAGTGTACTAACGAAACCTGCACATCTTGAGTTAGTGAAGGATCACTTCATTAATAAGTATGATGCTAAATTCCAGAAGGGACTAGAGGCTGATGACCTTATTGGTATGGAGGTAGAGCCTAATACTATTATCGCCTCTACAGATAAGGACTTCGATACCCTTGCTTGTAGTAGATATAATTGGGATACACTAAGATTGTATCAGATAACTAAGCATACTGCTATGATAAACTTCTATCAAATGGTAATCCTTGGTGATGCTGCTGACTGTATCCCTGGTATCCATGGCATTGGTCTTAAGAGTAAGCATGTTACTTGCTTACCAAAGATCAGGCTTGAGAAGGATATCTTTATGTATATCCTTAAACTGTATAAGCAATATTATAGGTTATATGCAGATCAGTTCTTGTTAGAGGTGTGTTCACTATTATATATCCTTAGAGGAGATAAGTTTAAATTAAAGACTCGTCCATATTGGATGGAGTACTATGGGTTGGCTGAGGAGGATATCTATAAGAAGCCACTAGGAATGTTATTAAGGGGGGAATTTATACATGACATTGATAAAAATGATTAACCAATTATTTGGACGTGGGTGGACCAGGGTTACTAAGAAGGTCTGGTTAAGTCCTACAAAGGATAAGATACACCTAACTGCTGAAGATGCGTATAAGGAGTTAGTTGATGGGAAAAAGTAAGGATAGGAAAAGGAGCCGTAACTTTAATAAGGTAGCAGGTGTAGTTTATATTAAACCACTTTCTACTAACAAGATCTATCTAGGTAGGAAAAGAAAGAGTGGGGATTACCGACAGTTTGAGAGGCAGATGTTAGAAGAGTTGCCTGATGATTGTGTTGTGCCTAATAGAGGAGCCTTACAATTAGATTTTGAGTTTGGTGTGTGGAGTAGAGCATCAGATTTAGATAACCTCTATAAGAGTGCATTAGATTGTTTATCTAAGAAGTATGGATTCAATGATAATAGGGTGTATAAGATAGTTGGTAAGAAGATACTTGTATCTAAAGGAAATGAGTATATTAAATTTCTATTGAGGAAGTATAGAGGTGATTTTGATATGAGGAGTAAGGGAAATGAGTGTTAAAATACTATGCTTAGAGTGTGGAGGGCCACTAGAATTCTTTACTGATGAGGAGGATGTATATGATGTCGCAATATGCATTCAGTGTAAGGATGATGTAGAGGCAGAGGCTAAGGCACTAGGTTACATGGAAGGAATTAATGATCGTGGTCAGGAGGGATATGATGACAGAGATTAATATGTTACTTGGCATACTCTCATACATATTTATGTTCTCGATAGGTGTAATTGTGGGGGAATATGGATGCAAATAGATATTAGACAGGAAGCAGGGCTTGACATGGCATTATATGGATTCTCTTTATCTTATAAGGATAGAGCGGTAAGGCCAGAGGATTGGTGGCCTTTTGAATCTCAAACAGAAACAGAGTTAGAACATCATCCTTTGTATAGAGAAAAAGATAAAAGACAAGAACGTATCTGTAATGCAGCTAAGGCTAATGCAGGTAGAGGGAAGGGTCATGATAAGTTTTTAAGACAGATCATGGTGTGGGTTGATATTGAGGCACCAAGGTATTGGTGGTCGGAGTTCGACACATACAAGGTAGGAACTTGTGCTCAGTCAGAGTCTACTATGCATACCTTGAGTAAGAGAGATATTACCTCTGAAGATTTTGAGGGGCATTTTGTTGAAGAAGATTATTTAAAATATATGAACAAGTATCTGAGGGATTATGGTACTCAGAGTCAGAAGTCATTACTCCCTGAAGCATACCTTCAACGAAGATTAGTCACAATGAATTATGCAGTCCTCAGATGCATCATAGCTCAGAGGAAGAACCATAGGTTACCTGAGTGGCAGGTATTTATCTCTGCTATCATAGATCAGGTAGAGCATCCTGAGTTGCTAAAGGATTTGATCAGTGAGTAATGTAAAGGTATTGGGATTTGATATCCCAATAAAGTTTATTAATAAACAGAACTTTTGTGGAAGCCATATTGGTGTATACAAAGGTAAGGAAAATGTAATTTTAATTGATGATACTCTTGAGAAACAAGTTAAAGAGGAGACTATTCTTCATGAGATTATTGAGGCTATTAATATGAACCTTGAATTAAGCTTAG